GTATAAAGCATCCTAGGTGATTCTTGTAAAAGTAAATGTGGTGCGATGTGTGTCTCGCACGCCAAGTATGCGATCAGCCAGTGGGCTGAGGACTCTCCAAAGGGACGATCACCGCAGAATCGGTTCCAACCTCCACAGTCTCAACGGTTTCAATCCATTCCTCGAACTTCAATGTAGTTTTCTTGGTGCGCTTCTCAGCGTGCCAAGCCAACCATGCAAGGTCGGTGAGGCGTAGTTCTGTTTGGAAGTTGGCAATAGAACGATTTTTCTCATTTTCAAATGAGATGAAATCTGCAAATTGTGCAGTCACTTTTTCGGTGACTCCATCAAAGGTTGTTACTTCTAGATTGATTTTCATTCTTTCCTCCTGATTGTTTTGTTAAGAACTATGCAACCGCTTTTGTGATCGTTCCGCTGATTGGCCAAGTGACATCGGCTGTGTTCAATTCGCCGACAGCACCGTTGACTGGGCTGAACTCTGTGCAAAGTACAGAGAAGGTGTAATGCGGTGTGGCTGATCCTGCTGCGGCTGTGCCTGCTGGTTTGACAATCATCGTGACAGCGGTTGAGCCAACCAATGGCAAGATGAGTCCGTCAATGGCGTTGTAGTCGTTATGCAACGATAATGTCACCGAGTTGTCGATGAGTCCAGCGACGCGAGTTACTGCACCACCTGAACCGAAGTTCGTTGTTGGTACTTCAGCTGCCGAAGTTGACAGAGTTACTGCCGCAACATTCGAAGTGATGTCTGTGCCGTTGAGTGTGACATTCGCGTTTGTGAGAACTAACTTTGCCATGATAATTTATCTCCTGCCGTTGTGGCGTTTGAGGTTGATTTTTCCGCTACCGGAACAATGCGACCCGATTGCACTAGAGAGTCTAGATGGTCAATCTCGCTGCCATCAATAGTGGCTGGATATTCTTTACCGAGAACGGTGAAACCTTTGACTACTTGATACTTTGCCATGGTCTAAGCATACACCACGACACGGAAGTCGACAGTCAGGTAGGTTGTGTCGTTCGCGTCCACGGTTGAGATGTTGCTGGCTTCCTCAACTATCAAGGTTTGGGCGTATCCTCCGAGTGTTGTGTCGGCTTCGATCGCGGCACGAATCCCACTGTCATAAGACAAATAAGTATCCATCAGGTTCTGTGCTGTGCGTTCCGCTGCACGACCGACGATCACACTGACCGTGAACACATGTGTGACTAGACCTGCCCGCATCGCACCGTGATAAGTGATCGACTCTAAGGTCGGCCATGCAATACCACCAACCGACGGGTTTACCTGGTCGGGTTGTTGTGCGTAGGCGCGTAGGTTAGTGATTGTTGCGAGACGGGTTTGTAAACCTGTTTTGAGTTCGGTGACTGTTGCGGTCATGCGAACATCCGCATTCGGCGATATGGCTCGACAAGTTGTGCGACATCTGGGTCGAGTGCGCGTGTCACTCGTATCGCACCCAAGTCTCCGAAGCCGGCAACGCCGAGCGGTGAATCGTAACGCTTAAAGATTCTTGAAGCCTGAATGATTACAGCTTGTGTTATCGGCTCAGGCACAGACGGCCAACCGTAAACAGCGGTCAACTGCACCAATGCTTCCGACCCGTAGTTCGCGTTCAAGGTTGGGAACAGATAGTCGCCGACTGCACGGATCCGCGTGTAAGGAACTGTGAGACCATCCAAGATTCCGTTCGTTGGTTCCAACTGGTAATCGGTCGCTGTCCAAGTCACATCGAATACACCATCAGCAAGTGTCGAAGTTTTCAGTGTGATCGCAGTCGATGAGATGTCGTCGATCTCGCACACGAACGAATCAGCTGCGGTGAACACTCGAACAGTTGCCGAACCGTAAGCCCAGAACTGTCTGTTCGCATAACCGTCAATCAACCGACTCGCCGCACCGGCACAGTTGTCTATCAGGTCGTCGTCTTGTGTGTCGGCTGTGCCGATACGAAGAGCAGCCTTAATCTGGTTGCGTGTGGCGTAGCCGTTTGTGATAGCCATAGTTCCTTTATCTTACTTCAAGATCGCTGACAGGAACTCTACCTGAACGCAAATCTTCTAGTTGTTTGTATGCCTCACCACTAAAACCATTCGATGAGATTCGACCAGGTGAATCAATGTCGATCACATGTGTATGTCGTGACGACATCCAGAAGTTTGCACCAACCTTCATAGCCTTGATCCAGAACGCCCAATCCGAAATCATGTACCGCTCGTCATATCCGCCGAGCCGTTCCCATAACGACCGCCTAATGAAACTAGGTCCCAGCACACCATGCGGATTACCGTCAAGCATGTTCTGACCAGGTCGAGCATCAACCCTCATTCCGCTCGTCGTGATGACACCAACTGAAACCACATCGACATCATCAGCCATGTCAGGCAAATCATTGAACGCCTCAGGACGATACCTGTCATCTATCGCACAACTACTCAGCCAAGTTGTTTTCGCTTTCACCGCAGCCGCATTCGCCATCCGTTCAAAAATCGGATACTCACAAACCGCAACCTCACACGGATACCCGTCAAGAAAATGAACCTCATCAGGTAATGTTGCGACAATCACCTGATCAGGTTTCACCTCTAGCGCATCAATCGAAGCGAACCATTCAGGAATGTGCGAACGATACTTCTCACCCCACACCGTTCCCAAAACTGCGACAGAGTTATCAGACACGCAAACTCATATTGTTGGACAACCCGAATCGATAGTTCCAAGTTTTGATTGGCACATTATGAAACGAACATCCCGCCGCTTCGAGGCGTTGCAACAGGTCGTGGTCATGATGGCGGGCTTCCTCAACATGTCCGCCGACCGCAAGCAACGCCTCTCGTCGTATCGCACAGTTTGACGGAATGTAATTACCGTGAGCCAACTCGCCTTTGCGATAACCCTGATTAGGGTCCCAATTCCTGCCAGTCACATCGCACCAAGTCCAAACCACATCAGCAACCAGATTGTCGTTCAACACTTGTACATGGTTCGGATAGAGCAGGTCATCGTCATCAACTTGCACGACATATTCTGTTGATGCAATCTCGATCATCTTGTTGAGTTTCGGCACAAGATATTTATCATCAATAGCAATTAGATGTTGCGATGGTTTGACAACTTGCAAACTGACCGAGTTGATCATCTCGCACAGCAAAGAACTTCGTTCAGACAAAGAAGCTGTGATGAGAGTGATGCGGTCTGAAACGGCCATTAGTCCCAACTCAGGTCTAGGCGTCGTTGCAGATCCCATTGACCTGCGTCAAGTCTTGCGTTACGAAGGTTAAACAATTCAAGATTCGAATTGAAAGTCTTCGAGTTCTTACCTTGATAAGACACATCGGACAGAAGAGTAGATGAGTTGTCATGGACAATGATGTCGCTCATCTCCGTTGGTGTGTAACCCATCCGCACAGCGCGACGCTCATAATCGTTGTCTTCGAAATATGCCGGATGGAAACCTTCACAGAACAGACCAACATCTTTCACAACCTCAGATCCGATCCATGCGCAAGCCCACTTCGGTTGACCTGTCAACACAATCCGATCAGAGTCACATTCCTGCATGAACTGTTCAAGTTTGTTCGGCATGAACCAGGCATCCGAGTTGAGAAGAATCCAACCCGAAGCGAACGGTGTCATCTTGATACCAAGATTCCACGATGTCGCAACACCAAGATTGCTCGGCATATCCAAGCAATAAGTTTTGCCATGCCGACTGTTGCGTGGCATCATCAAACAATCCTCCTCAATCCTGCCACCATTGTCGATGATGATGATTTTCTCGACTGGGAAGTCGAGCGAATCTATGCACCGCTCAAGCAGGTCGTATCGGTTCAAAACTGGGATGATGACTACAGGAATCATGATCCCTCTCGGCACCAGGCTGATAGTTCTTTCATCGTAGGCTTCCAATGGGTCTCAAATACGGTGTCGGCTCCATACCCTCGCGCATGGGCGATAGCCTGCTGAGAACGGCTCCTAGGCGCGTCATATGCCAATTTTAGAGCATTAACTATCTCAGGGACTGAAGGTGTGAAGAACCATGATTGCTGCGCCGCATCCCACCACGGTTGACCCTCAACCGTCCAACCATCACCGACCAGCTCAGGTTGCGCCGTGAAGTTTGAAACAATGACACGACAACCACACGATTGGGCCTCGATGACCGGGATCCCGAACCCTTCTCCCATACTGCAGGCGAGCAGAACATCGGACGCCGAATACATCGCAGCCATCAAACTCTGTGGCATACCATGCCGATACGCATACTGGTCAACAACCTTGTATTTGTCTTCACTCACACCGCAAGCATCCAACAGTTGCACCAGATTGATACCAGACATCGCACCCATCGGTTCGGTGTAGAGATATAGCACCGCATCAGGATGATCCTTCGCAAAGATTGAGAATGCAAGAATGTTCTCAGCCCAAGCCTTACGAGAAGGCTGCGAACCTTTATTCGTCGCAACCATCGAAATCACAAACCTGTCTTCTTCCCAACCCATGAACTGGCGACCAGTCATCTTTCCACCATTCGCCAAAGCGACATGCTCAGTTGGTTGGAACACAGGCTCAATCGCATGAGGTACATACAAGTGATCAATGCCAGCAAGGTTCAACATCCGTGAACCGAACTTCGACATCGCGATCGGTTTCACATTCGGACGCGCACACCATTGCAACACCTCAGGCGGTGCAGGCTGATGATCAATCGGAACCCATGACGCAATGTTCTTTAACTCTTTCAAACTGTCAGATTTGAGTACCCACACATCAAACAAAGTCATCAACAAAGTTGGTGTCGCAAGATCCTGATTGGCCCACTCCATAGTGTGTGCAACAACAACATCATCGCTGTATGTCGCAAGTCCTTGCGGATACATTTTGAAACCATTCCAAGTCGATACCGAACCCGCAAGTCCGTACATCGCGTGGACTGCTATTTGGTGGCCTTCTTTCGCGAGCCTTTGGATGGCTTGCGCGGTTTGCTGACCGTATCCTGTTGCAGCCCAAGGTGCGTTGCTATACCAGACGATTCTGAGTCGGTCGGGATTGGCTGGTCGGACACTTCCAAGTAGTGCGCTACGCCCGCTCGGACTAATCTCTCCGCCAATGCTCCTGGCATCTCGACTGGTATGCCTTTGACGATTACGGTTTCCCACATGATCCTCCTAGTTTAGTGCAGAAACAGGAAAGTCTCGGGTCAGTCCTGCACGACCTAACCCGAGACTTAATCCTAGTCACAGTCCTTGCGGACTGTCATGTCTGTTTCGGTATTACTTCCTGATTATCAGGATGCGCCACCGATGAAGTATTTGACATGTGATGTTTGTGGCAAGTTGCCGTCAACACGCATTGTTGCGCGGAAGGTAACAAGGCCAGCGTTGAATGCGTAGTCATCGCTTCGATCCAACTTGATGCCGCCAACTTGACGAACATAGTACGAAGGAAGGTGTCCGAAGATTACCGACTTGTTCGCTGTTCCTGTTGATGCCATTGCTGGGTTCTCGTACACCGGATAGCCCAAGAGCAAGTCTTGTGCATCGGCGTTGAGTGCTGGTGAGAACACATAGTTGCCTGCTGTGTCCTTCAACTGACGCATCTTCGCGATTGAAGACGAGTTCATTTGGAAGCCTGAACCAGCCAAACGACGACCTGCTGTATCTACCGAGTAGACCAAGCTGATCAAGTTGTCTGCTGTGAAAGCACCCGTAACTGCTGTCGAACCGGTGACACCCGATCCTGCTGCTGCGACGATGCCTTTTGGCTTGTTTGAACCATCACCAGTTGTCAACGCTGCATTGACTCGGTAGCCAAGTTCGTTGCCGACTTGATCTGCCAAGAATGCCAAGATGTCTACACCGCTGTCTTCGATCAACTCTGTTGAGAGTTGAACAAGGAACGAGTACTTGTAAGCACCCAAAGTGATGAACGAGTTGAACACCGGATCACTCTCATCGATTGCTGTGCCTTCACCAGTGATTGCCGCAGTTGAATACTGAGCAAGCGATGGGATTTGAAGGTTTTCGCCTGATGCTGTGTTCAAGACTGTTGAAGTCTGGAGCATTGGACCAACATGACGAGCAAGCATGATGACTTGGTCGTAGAACGATGTTGGAACTGGTGCGCCAGTGTTTGTCTTTACGACATCGCGCTTTTCAAACGAGTACGAACGAAGTTCGCCTTTTGCCATCGAGCGGATAACTTCTGCATCTGAACGAACACCGCGTGGTGCGTCAGCGACAGGACGAACCTGATCTGCGAACTCGCGTGTTGCTGCATCCAAACGAAGTTCACGGGCCTCATCGGCGCGGAGCTTCTCGATTGTTGCTTGGCGATCCTCAAGTTCTTTGGTGATGCGCTCGTATGACTGTGTTTCTTCTGCTGACAGGTCACGCTTTTCAGCGGCTGCAACATCAAGAATCTTCTTTGCGGCTTCCCACGCTGTTGCGCGTTGTGCCATTTGTTGTTCAATAAATTGTTTCATGATTTCTCCATGAGTAGTGG